CCTTGCCGTAGTTCGGTGCACCGATGTCGCCGTAGTACGTGTTTTGCTGGAGCTGCGTGCGGCGAAACACGTTGAGGTGAGTGAGCCGCACGACGGCGTTTAGGTCGAGCGGCTCGTCTGGCGTGCGCCCGTCGTCGACGCCGAGAAACACGGCCCCGAAGCCGTACAGGCGGCCCCACACCCATGCTTCGCGCAGCGCCGCTTCGGCGCCTAGACCGGCGAGCACTTGGTCGATGTCTTTGCCGACGGTCGTGCCGTCGGCGACTTGGTCGGCGCCGACGGTGATGCAGAAGCCTTCACGTAGTGCGTCGGCGGGTAGCTGCTCGACGATGCGCGCGCAGATATCGTCTTCGGTGTGAAGCGCTTCGAGCGAAGCGTCGGAGAGTTGCGCGCGCAGCTTCGGCGCATGCGCTTGCAGCTTGTCGCGCAGCGTGCCGAGCCCGGTTACTGCGTTTTCCCAGCTGTCGCCGCGCCATTCCATGCGTCACACCCCTTGTTTCGGGCCTTCGATGCTCTCGGGCGTGACGGCGGTCGCTTCGCCGGCGATGAGCGTCGCGAGCGGTCGCGCGATGGCGGCGCGCACGGCGGCGTCTTTTGACTCGAGCAGCTTGCGAAGCGCCGTCGAGCGCTCGGCGTTGCGCGGCAGCGTGTGCACGATGCGCGAAGCGAGCGCCGCGAACGGTGCGCTCACGTGTTGCAAGCCCGGCGGCAAGTGCTCGAACTCGAAGAACTGCAGGATCGGCTCGGTCGGCTCAGTCATGCCGGCGTGTATTGGCACGCCAGTCGGGTGTCAATGGGTCAGACGTCGAGCGACTCGAGCCCGGCATAGTAGTCGCCGAAGCCGCCCTTCAAGCACCAGCGGATCGCTTGCGTCTGCGCGTCTACCCTGTCGTTCGCAATACCCCTCGGGAAGCGCTTGTGCTCAGTCACCCAGTCGACGATCCAAGGCGCGAGCGAAGCGTCGGGAAGCCACACATTGCCGCTCGCGAAGATGGGCTGCGTCGCATAGGCGCGAGCTTCCTTCGACCCGTCGGGCTCGATGGCGAGCACGCCGGGTATACTCGACTTGAGCATCTCAATCACGGCCGGCCCGTTCGCCTTGTCTTCGATGAGTACCGCGGATGCCTCGGGAAACTGCGCGTAAAGCGACTTCACGGCGGCGATGGTGCCGACGAAGTCGAGATGCTCGCGCACTTCGGCGAGCAAATAGAAGTTAGGCGGCTTGAACGCCCATGCTTGCCCGGCGACATAAGAGCTCGTTTCGTGCGACTTGAATGCGCAGTCGAAGCTGATAACAACGAGCGCGCCTTCGAGGCGCGGCCGCTCGCGATAGTAGTTGTGAAACCACTCTTGCTTATAGATCGCACCGCCTTCGGGTACCGGGTCTTGCTGGTCTTGAGCGGCCCACCCATCGGGCCCGAACTCCTTCTTACGCCGCTCGACTTCGGCTTCGTCCCATCGGCTTGGGCAAAGCAGCTCGCCGTCGCTCGAGCGCGGGTCGAGCCAGCCGATCGGCGTCGGCACACGCGCGGCCGCGCTGTAGTAACGCATCGGAATAGACAGCACCGCATAGCCTTGCTCGGCCGCTTGCCCCGCTAGGTCGCGGTCGTGCAGTCTCTGCATGATGATCGTGCGCGTGTTTTGCCCCGGTAAAACACGGCTCGCCATCGTTTCAAACCACCACCTAGTGCAGCGCTCGAGCGCCGCCGGCGAGTGCGCTTCGATCGGTTTCAACGGGTCGTCAACAATCTGTCGGTGAGCGTGAAACCCTGTCGGCGAGCCGCCGACGCTTATGGCCTGGCGTATTCCCCCCTTGTCGTTCTGCAACCAGTTGGCCAACCAGCGGCCGCGCTGCGGCTTCCAAGTCTCGCTGTATAGGTCCTTGTACCAGTCAGTTTCGAACAGCCCACGGCAGCGCAAGCTGTCGCGGACGGCGAGCGTGTCAGCATAGGCGCCGAACTGCCATTGACTGCCCGGGTTCCACGTCCATTCCCAACACGGCCACATGACACACACCGTCGTGCTCTTCGAAGAGCCCGGCGGTACGTTGATCACTAAGCGCGGCAACTGTCCGCGCGACTGCGCTTCGAGGTGCTCACACAGTGCGCGCAAGTGCCAGTTGTCGACGAAGGGTGCATTCGGAACAACGAGCGGCCATGCCGCCTTGATGAATGCGTGCAGCGTTGCCGGGCGTCGCGCAGCACGCGTCGCCCGGCGCTGGTGCTCTGCTATGAGTGCGGAGAGGTCGTGTCTAGGATGCGCCACATGACAGTCAGACGCTTAGCCGTTGCGCGGGCCCGGGTCGGATAGGTTGTAACGCACGGCGAAGAGCTTGTTACCGGTGCCGTCGGCGATGCGCGCTTCGACACAGTAAGACTCGAGCGTCGGGTCGAAGTCGTAGGTGATAGTGGTGCTGTTCATGATGGCGCCGGCCGTCGCGAAGCCTTGATTTATCGTTGCGCCGAGCTGCTCGGGAAGCGGCGGTATGGACATGATGGTCCCACCACCGATGAACTCGCGCACGGTCTTGTACACAATCGCGCTGTTTAGCTGCGCGATGTTGTTGCCTGTCCACACGCATTCGATCTTGATGCGCGCGGTCGCGCGCGGCACGTGCAGCGGGAAGCGGACGCGAATGCCGCCAGAGGCGGCGACGGGCAACCAAGCCCCCTCGGATGAGAAGTAAGCGTCGCCGAAGCCGTTCACGGGTTGACCGAGCGACATGTCGAGCGACATAGGCCGCACTGGCTGCGCGTCGACCGGCCCCGGGTGCACGATGTCGACGCCGTCGTTTAGAAATAGGTGATCTCCGTCGATGGTCGCGCCGGCGACAAGCGACGTCATGGCGTGCACGATGATGCCGCCGGCGCTTCGGTCATAGATGTTGTCTACAGCTAGCGTGTTGGTGATGATGTCTTCGGCGGTGATGTCGTGCGTGACAGTGATGTTGTTGCTGACTATCAGGTTGCGCGTGACGGTCGCGTCGCGCCCGACGCTTAGATCTTGAGTCACGGTGAGGTTGGTAAACGTGCCGCCGGTCGCGCCGAAGCTGTTTACAAGCGCGTTGCCACGCCCCCAAGACGCATCACTCCAAGTGCCGGCCGTCGCCGCATGCCAGAGGAGCTCGAGCGTGTTCTGCGAGCTGTCGCCGACGAGCGCGAATGCCGAAGCGGCTTGCGCGGAGTTTTCGCAGACCCAGCTCGAGCCGCCCCATACGGCATTGAACGCGAAGACGAGCCGCCGTGCGCCGTTGCCGGCGTATACGGTCGCGTGCTGCGTGGCGTTGACGAGCACGCGTTGCAGCAAGCGATAGCCGGACGCGGCCGGCGCCGTCGTGACTTCGAGCAGCGGCGCGAACATGTCCGTGTTGCTGAAGTTGAGCTTCAGATCGGGCGTCGCCGAGCCGCTCGTGACGTCGGCCAAGAACTGCAACCACTCGCCGGCCGAGTGTTGAAGCCAGTTGAGCCATTCCGCCGGCGGGCGCTCGTTGACAGTCCATCCAGCCGACTTTTTGCCGGCGCCGGGCTCGGTGTTCGTGCCGGCGGTCGACCAAGTAGGGATAGGTGTAGTGGGGCGTGTAGACATGGCTAGGTGCTCTCTTCGGCGATGGTGATGCTGTCGGTCATGAGCGGGTCGGTCGGCAGTGCGCGCACGAAGCCGTGCGCAGCGATGGCCGCTGCGAGCTCTTCGTCGGTCATTTCGGCGGGCGCCTTCGTCACGCGTAGCTGTTGCTTCGCGCCGTAGCGCTTCGGGAAGCGGCGCTCGAGCCACCATGCGTTCGCCTTCCAATTGTCCGCGGCCGCGGTCGCAATGAACTGCACGGCCGTCGCTTCGGCGCGCGCAACGGCGATCGCGAGGTCTTGCGAGAACGTGGCGAAGGGCTCTTCGCCCATGTTGCCGCGCTCACGCCAGTCATACAGCGTGCGCGCGCCGATGCCTTCGAGCTGGCAAGCGGTGCGGATCGGCACGCGCACGGCGACGAGCGCGCACACACGCTCGTGCAGCGCGGCTGTGTAGAGACTTGGCCGGCCGCCGACGTTCGGCGCCGGCGGCAGCGCCGGCGGGTCGGGATGTTTCCGCACACGCGGCGGCCGCCTACGCGCGCGCGATGGTGCGGAAACCTGTATTACATCCGTATTATTTGCCACCTTGCGCGGTCGAGAAAGGGGAACCGTCGTTGCAGACTTCCGACTTTGCACGGCTTTACGCCGGCGCTTCTTTGGCTTAGGTGGCATTGGCGAGCCCTCCAGTACCGCGACGCTCGCGGCGCATGCGGCAGCGGTTGCAACGGCTCGAGCGGCGCTCACGCCAAGCCGAAGCGGCGATCAAGCGCTCAGTACCGCACCGGCAGCGGATGCGCATGCAGGCTTCGAGCTCGCCGTTTGCGCGCCGGCGCGTGCTCGTCTGTACGATCGTCCAGTCGCGCTCGAGCGGGTCAGTGAGCGGCGGCGCGCGGTGCGTCACCACACAGTGCTCGCACAAGCCGCCCCACCTACGCAACGGCGGCAGCTCGCGCGCGCATGCGCGGCAGTGCGTCGGCGTAGCTGGTATGGGCTTGAGCGCGAGCATGGGCTAGTCGGTGAGCCTCGGGTCGCCGAATCTGATGTCGGTGATTCGCGCTTCGCCTGGCTGCGGCCGAGCGGCGAGCCGCCGCTCGCGGGCGTGGTTGGTGAGCGCGTCGGCGTAGCGGATCGCGAGGTCGCAGCGCTCGGCCGTGAATGCCGCCCCGGCGCCGCTCGAGACGAACGCGCGCGCGAGCGCGAGCAGCTCGGCGGCGACGGTGTCGAGCTGCTTCGCCGCTGACTCGCGTTCGCGCTTGAGCTCGGCGAGCTCGGCACGCAAGTCGCGCACGCTCCGACGTAGCGTGATGTCGTCTTGGATGAGCGCGTTGTGTCGTGCCTGCACGCCGGCGAGCCCGCTCTCGAGCTCGACCTTGCGCTTGACGGCCCATACTTCGTGCTCGCGGCGTTTGGTCGCGACGTAGTCGGCGCTGGCCTTCGAGCGCTCGGCGATCTGCGCCGGGTCGTGCTGCGGGCAAGTGTTGCCGCCGAGCATAGCGATGCGCGGACACGGCCGGTTGGCGAGCGTCGTCACGCCGCACCGGCGAATGCCGCGCTCGGCGTCGCTTCGGATGCGCTCGGCTTCTTTGCGTGCGGCGTGCGCGAGCTGCGCGGGTCGATGCGAGTAGCAGCGCGGCCCGGCTTCGTCTTCGTAGTACGCGGCACCACGGCACGAGAACGTGCCGCGCACGTAGTTGCAGCGCTTGGTCATGCTCGCGGCGCTCCCATGGGTCGAAGTAGCTTCGAGGTCTCGACAAGGTCGCAGCGCAGCGCCGATTGCAGCTCGACGCTCGAGCGCGCCACGTAGCCGAAGCAGATGGCGGCCGCGGCATCGGGCCCGATGTCGGCGAGCCCGATCGCGGGCTGGTGCTGCTGCACGATGCGTTGCGCCGTGAGCTGCTCGAGCCGGCGAGCGGCGTCGCGCGGCATCTTGCCAGACCCGAAGAGATGCCGGCGCCATTCGCCGGCCTGGACGTCGAGGCAAGCGCGAAGCGGCTCGCCGTGCGCGCGCCACGTGTCGCGCCATAGCGCGGCGCTGGTCGCGAGCGAGACAATCGTTTGCAGCGCTCCGCCGAATGGCGTTTCGACCGCGATGGCGGATCGAAGCTGCGCGGCTTCGGCCGTGCGCAGTGCGCCGGCGATCACGTGGTCGCGCTGGTGCGCGATGTTGGCCGCACACTCGCCATAGGCGACGAGCGTGCCGCGGTCGTAGAGTGCCCAGCCGCTCTTACGTGCCGAGTCGATGGCAAGCACGACAGCTCGAAGCGGTCGCAGCGTGACGGCGATGGGAGCGCGGCGAGTGCGGCCGAAGCGCAGCACACGCCACTTCGTGCGCCCTTCCCTGCTCGGTCGTAGTGGCGGCATCGGCGGCGGCTTGCTCGTCATGGCGTGGCGCTCCGTGGTTGTGTGGGGCTCGGTGCCGGCGGCGGTGCGACGAAGCAGCCACACGCCGAGCGCTTCGAGAAGCTACCGCGCGCGTCGATGCTCCAGACGGTGACGAAGCGAGCGCGGCCGCACCGGTCGCAGCGGCCGTCGGGACAAGCGCACGAGTGCTCGACGCGCATGTGCACGCGGAAGCCGTGAAGCAGACAACGCGGACACAGTCTCATAGTTCGCCCTTGCGCATGTCGCCGGTAGGAATTGCGACCAAGTCGGCCGATTCGACGAAGAGACTGCCGAGCGGCGCCGACGGGTAGCGCCGGGCGAAGAGCTGGTCGGACATGCGCGTTGTGAGGATCGTGCGGCGCTGCGTGCGGTGCGCGAGCATGTCGAGCAGTGCGTCGGCCATGTCGCCGGCGCGGTCGGGTCGCTCGTCTCCGATGCCGTCGAGCACGAGCAGCTTCGACGTTTGCAGCACTGCGCGGCGCTGCAACGTCTCGCCGAAGCTGCCGACGTAGCACTCGAGCAGTGTGCGGCCGGATGCCCAGCGGGCGCCGGTCGTCTGCGCGAGCACGGCAGCGGCGGCGACCGACTTGCCCGACCCGGTGACGCCGTGCAGCACGAGGATCGGCCGAGACGGGAGCGTGTTGGGCGCGCGCGGCACTGGTGACCCGGGCGCGCTGTCGCGCCATAACAGAGCAGCTTCGAGCGCGAATGTGGTGCACAGCGTGCCGCGTTCGATGGCGTGCAGCATGGCCGGCGTAATCGGCAGCGGATGGCCGGCGCGCTCGAGCGCTTCCTTGCGTGCGGCGCGCTCGAGCTGCATGGCGTCGGCGAGCTCGGCTTCGGACTGCTTGCCGTTCGCGCCGTTGGCAATGAATGCCCGTTGCAAGCGCGCGAGCACGGTCGCAAGGCGTTCGCCGCCGGGCTCGGTCATGACGCACCCCGGGCGCCGTCGGCGCGTGCTGTGAGCCAGCCGGGCTGATTGGCGGCGGCCGAGCGCTCGAGCTCGGCGCGCGTCTGCTCGAGCTCGGCCTGCGTCTCGCCGGGTCGCGGCGGCGGCGCCGAGCCCCGAAGCCTTGGCGGGTTGCCGCTCAGGTAGTGAGCCCAGTGGTCCATCACATGCGACGGTGTGAACCAGTAGGCGGGTTCAGATAGGCCAGTGAGCACGGTGCGAGCGCACGCCGCGACCCGGTCGCGCTCGGCG